GTCACTGTCTTTACCTTGTAGGACCCCCCGCCGCAGGCAAATCGTGGTTCCTCCGCGCGATTCTCGGCAACATCTTCGGGGAGTCGGCAGTAGCCAATGACTTCGTTACGGGAAGGAACGGCTATTCAGGCACTCTCTACAGCCGATACCTGTGGGCGGTAGGAGATCCCCCGGGCAAGGTAGGCTGCTCCGTGATCAAGGAAATCGTTGCCGAGGGCCGTCTCCAAGTGAACATGAAGTATGGAGCCCAGTTCGATCGGAAGTGGACTGGCCGCGTCGTTGTGACCCTCAACGATGGAGCGCAGATTCGTGAGTCCTTGCCGACTGCCGAAGATGGCATGCTCGACAAGTTCATGGTCTTTCGTCTGAGGTCCAGCGAGGACGATACTTCCCCGTGGCTGGAGAAAGAAGGCGGCTTCGATGTTCCTGCTGAAACTTTCGTCAAGGAATGCCAGGCCCTGTGCCGCTGGCTCCTGGATCACAAGTTCTCTCCAGACCTTCAAGGATACGGGCACAGGTACGGCCTCGCTACTCCATGGTGCGACCAGGATCTGTTAAACGAAGTCCACGAAGTCGGCCCTGAAGCCTCCCTTGCCCACGCAGTGGCAACCGTCGCGCGCGAGGCTGCCGGGACCGTGACTACGCAAGAATGCGTCTATGACTCTGACTCCCAGACCCTGCGCATCACGGCCGAAGGACTCCGCCAGCTCCTCCACAACCATGGAGGCTATGCCGACATCCTGGGTCGAGGAAGAGGAGTCCTGCCTCGCGGGCTCTCCGACCTGGCGAGGAACGAGAATTACCCGTGGATCACCAAGCCGCCAAAAGCTTCGCTTAGGTACTACTCAATAGCCATCGACAAGCTCCCCAAAGGCCTCCTGTCTCTGACTTCCTGATAACCATGATGCACTATACTCCTACGCAAATTCATGAGCTCCTCGCCAGATCCCTGCCCCACGTACGCAACCGGGAAGTCATCGACTATGTGACGGACTACCTTGTGACGGGTAAGGCTGTGCGGAAAGGGTACCCTAAACCCGAGCTCAGGGCAGTCGAGGGCCGGGCTTACAGTCTGGCGATGTACGCGACGCTCGTTCACGTTGACGGGGTCTCTTTTTACAGAGCGCAGATGCAAAGCTCCTTCGACAACCTCACCAACATCCTCGAACGCCGCGCTGCGCCATGAGCCCTCCTTCTCCCGAGGACATCAGAGACCTCCTCATCCGCTCCCTGCCCCGAATCGAGTGCCCTGAAACTCTGGACCTTGTATCCTGTTTCCTTGTCACGGGTTCCCCTGGTCACGGAGACCAGATTCTTTTCACAACAGGCATTGCCCGCCATGTGCAGGAACTCGTCTTCTGGTTCCTGGTGACACGCCCGGGGTACAAAGGCGATCTCGCACTTATCGGACATCTCCCCGCCCACCTTGCCCAAGCCTACCGCTGCCTCGAAGACGCTTTAGACCATGAAGACTGCCCCATCCGCTGACCCCGACATCCCGACTCAGGAGGACATCAGACACCTCCTGGCCCAGGCGCTCACCCACATCGAGGACCCTGACGAATTATCCCACATTGCCTCGTACCTTGTAACGGGATCTCTGTCGCATATCCCGGATACCGTAAGCTCGATTACTCTCCGCTGCCGTACACTGATCCTTTGGAACCAGCTACTCGACAGCCACCCGTCCAGCTTCAACATCCAGAGCGCCGTTACATCCCGTTACTATGACCTCGCAAGATACCTCGATGAGCTCTCCTAAACTTGTTCTACGCGACCTCCTCGCCCGAGCCCTTCCATCTATCAGCTCTACAGTGCTTCGCGACGCTGTCACGGATTTCCTTGTTACCGGGCACTGGGATGACTGCAGGAGCCGAGGCTACAACACAGCGTACTATCCCACCGAGCTCGACAAAGCTGTCACCAGTGCTCTTAATTCATTCGCCTTCGCCGCCTGTGTGAAGTCCGGCACTTCACTGGACGCGCGTCTCCTCCGACTCGCCTGCCGGGACCTCAAGCGCCGTCTTCCACGTTCCTGAATTTATGAATACTAACGAAGTACTACGAGACCTCCTCGCCCGAGCCATCCCCCACATCCCGACCCCCGTCATGGTCGACGCTGTCACCACGTTCCTTGTTACGGGTTCCTGGGTCCGTCCCATTGAGCAAGGCCGATACTGGCTCGACGCAATCAGCCGCCGGATCGACACCACCATGACCCGGTACTGCATACACCAGGCGCACGCGACGAAGTCTTCAGTAAAGACCCAGATCCATGCACTCGATTCCTTGAACAGCAGCATCGTAGAACTCGAACACTGTATCCAGAACCATGAAGCCCTCTGACTGCCCCTCTGACGAAGAAATCCGCGCGCTCCTCACGGCCGCCCTCCCGCACTGCAACTGCGAGAAAACCATTAACCAAATCGCTTCAGTTCTGACCACCAACGAGGTCCTTCCGTCTCCTACAGGTTACCCTGCGCAACCTGAACCCAACCAGATCACGTACTGGGCCTACGCGCTGCTCTACTGGAGGTGGGAGTCGAAAGACCTCGGTGCCCGTGCCCAGGTCCGTTTTCCATTCACCAGTCTCGCCATGTTTCTTTCCCAGCTCCCTCAGAACCATGAGAACCCTTGAAGACGAAGCCGAGCGCGCCCGGGCCCTTGTAGCCAAAGCCCTGCCCCGGATCAAACGACCCGACGTCCTCGAATACGCGACGAACTACCTTGTAACAGGAACCGGGGTCTGGCCCTCTCCCGATTTCGAGCACTGGACTAACCTCGACAGTATCGTCCGGGACATCGTCTACTACCTGAGCAATGATCCAAACGTGTTTGAGACTGAGGGCTACTGCCGCGTCGGAGAGAGCTACCACAAGCGCTTCTCCGACCTCGATCAACTCGAAGTACTCCTTTCTAGTGAACCCACCTGATCCCGAAACCATTCTACGTGAAACCCTGGCCAGAGTCCTCCCGTACATCGATTGCAAGAACATCCGAGACGACATCGCGACGTTTCTGGTGACTGGCCGCTGGGAAAACTCCTGGGGTCGCGACAATGTGAAATACTTCTACACGGAACTGGACATGTGGGCGCACAAAGCGATGAAAGCGTACACTCAATGGAAAGATGTTGACGAAGCTCCGCCCGTACGTGAATTCTCCCGTGGCAAGATGCTCGTACTATGCAGCAGAATAAAGAAATCCATTGCCTCCATACGCCAATGAACCCTGAAACCCGAACCCTGCTCACTGAGGCCCTGCCCCTGCTCCGGGATCCCTCAGTCATCGACCTTGTTGCCACAGCGTTGGTCTCAGGTAACGCGTCCTTTGAAGATCTTGCGCGCCAAAGGCGCTCGCTGGACTCTACGCAGGATCCTATCGGCTACTGGGTCTGGTACGCGATCCTCTCTTCAAGTACGGCTTCCCGCCACATCGACACTGGCTTCTCGCACGGCATCCTGAGAAAACTGATTGACGCGGAGCTCGAAGCCCAGCATATAATGCAGCAAAATGACGCACCGTACGCCCGATGACCTCCGCCCTTTCCTCGAACGCGCTTTGCCGCTGCTCCGACACCAGTACCTTGTAGAACGTGTAGCCGAGTTCATGGTCACAGGCACCGCCCGAATGGTCCCGTACGGGCCCGGCGAAACGCCGTGGAAGCATTATGAACGCCTCGATTTCTGCGTGCATTCTGCCCTGCGCGCCGTGGCCGACCGCACGCTGAACGCGAGCCATTTCCACGGGCTGGCCCATGCTTTTTCCCTCTTGGACCGCCAATGAATAACCTTTCACCCGATGACCTACGCAGTTTACGGGCTTCCGTGCGCTACAAGTTCGTGACCCGGGGACAGGGAACCATTGCAGCCCGTCACCTGCTCACGACTTCCCTGCCGCACGTCACCAGCCGCGAGATCATCGACCTCGTTGCCCTGTGGCTTGTAGGGGGGACGTCCTTTGCAGGGTGGAGCGGGCGAAGCGTCTCATTCAAGTCCAAGGATCCGTTCAACGTCACAGTAGCCAACGCCCTATCATGGGTCATGACTTACGTGGATTCCAAGTCCTCTACAAAGAAACTCGCCCCGACCGACCACCTCAAGGCCCTGTATTATGCACTCTGCCGCAAGGACCTCGTCCCCGACGACGTACGCGAAATCGCGGGAGGCTACTGAAAAATACTTCGTATGGAACCCCTAGCTCCCCGATGGTCCAAGCCCAATGAACCTCTCGATCCAGACGAGCGCGCGGCCCTGTATATCGAGCCGTTCATCAATCTGCTCACGCGCTCGCGTCCTTTCTTCCGTCAGCGCATTGCCATAGCCTGGGCTGACGCATGCCTGGCCACTCCTGCAATACTCCCAGCAGCCCCCAGCGCCCACCTCGCGCGCCAGGCAGGCAAGCGTCGCAAGACCAAGCACTCTAACAAATCCGAAATCAACCAGATAGAACGCTATGCAATCCTCGCCATCCACTCCTTTCATGCCGTCTATGACATCCGAAGACGCAGCCGCCATGCATGCCCCGCGTACGGGAAGGCCAAATCCCTCCTCACGAAATGGCGCACGGCGGTCAAAGTCTTCGAGATATCCCGCGGAGCCAGCCCAGCTGCTCGAGATCCTTCGCTCCTGCGCCCGGAACTTACTCGCGCGGCCCGGTGTGCAGTTCGTCGACAACCGGATCCCTGAGTGGCTCATCTCGTTTTCTGTCCTGCCCGGTTTCCCGGCCGAGTTCGACGGACCTCCCGTTTCTTCAGGGAAGCTGTACCCCCTCCGGTGGTTTCTCATGTACCCAACCTACGCAAAAGCCTCCCTCCCCAATGTTACAGCTGAAACGGCTGTAACCGACTTGTCCCGTCTGGCACACGCGCTTAGCTATCTCCAGCTCCTGAACAACCGGGTCCCTGCCGATTATTCGACCCCCTACGCACGGAATGTTTCCCGCACCGTCGTGAAACTCGCAGGTACCTTCCACCACCACGGAGCCCACGCCCGTAAGCTCAGAGCCCGAGAGCTGAATGCCGAGCGATCAGCAGCGCGTCGCATGTTGCAAGCGTCACCTTGATCTGAGGGTAGAGCTCGGCAGCAATGTCTTTCAGAGCATTCTTGTGGGCCGTCTTCTGGATGTGGCCAGGCAGCGTGCGACCCAGAGCCTTCTGCCATGTACGTGGTTCAACGAACTTTAGCTTCTGCCCCCTGTACTTGTTTGCAGCTAGAATACCTTTCCATCCTCCAAAATTGTCGCCGAAGGTAAAGGCACTCACGACGCCCTGACCGGGGTACGCGTGGACGTGTTCGATTAAAACTTGGACGATACTGTACTTGGCCCGCCATTCAGCAAACCCATCGGCCGCCATGTCGAGCGTCCTGAAGGGGAAGCAATCGATCAGTTCCCCTGTGCCTACTTCCAGGAGAGCAGCGCCCCCTTTCTTGCCCGGGTCGATCCCAACGACAGCCGAATTCACTCGTCACCTCCTTCGTCGTCTCCGTCCCGTTGGATCTCCACAAGTCCCTCTGTATGCATCCCTTTGTAGATGGCTACCGAGATCATGGAAGCCAGGGCAGCTCCCTCGGTTTCTTCGAGCTTGGCGACGCGGATGTCCGGATTGTCTGAGTCTGGAAGACTAGTGCCGTGAGCGGCGACGATGGCTTTGAGTTTGTCGGTACCCTTCTCGACCGCGACGGTGAAGAAGATGCGCTTGGGACGGGGAGTGACATTTTTCATGCAGTGAATTCTTCAGGGATGCCCTTGAGGTCTACGATTTTGAGCCTGTCGAGGTTGAGGGCGAAGATCTCGACGAGCTGGGACGTTGTCATGCCGAGCTCTACAGCGCGGCGCTTGAGGGCGATGTCCGCTTCCTCAAGCAGGTACAGGGAGGCGCGGACCTTCTGAGTTTTCGATACTTGCTCCTGCTTCGACATGCTGCTATCTTCCATCGTTTCTCAGCACCCGCAACATGAAAAGATACCCGATCCGGTTTGGCGTAAAGGAAGAGATCCCCGACGAAGTCTGGGAGGCTGCACGCGACGCGTGTGCCGCAGGAGTCCCGCTCAAGGCCATTGCCAAACGCGCCGGAATCTATGAAGCCTGGGTCGAGGAACGGGCGGCTGACGCGGGGTGGATGACTCCCGAGCGCAAGGCTTCTATCCTGCGTGAGTACGAGCTCCAGATGCCGGAAAAGGTGCGCGAAGCCGTCGACGACATCGCCCTGGCCACCGCAGCCCTGTCCTCTGATAAAGCGATCCTGCACAGGGCAAAGGTAGCCGAGCTCACTGAGAAAAAGCTGCGTGAAGCTACCAACATCAAGGCCCCGCAGAACTGGAAAGACCTCCAGATCCTCGACAACATGGCCCGGAAGTCCCTTGGACTTGAGGACGACTCCAAGCCTGCGGCCATGATCCAGATGAACCTCCTGAACACGACGGCCGAGGTCGAAAGAGAGGCTTGACACACGGGCAATGCGCCATAATGCTGCAAAATGCCCAAGAAATTCCCCCGATCGGAGGAGTATGTCCGCATCTCCGTAACGCTGACCAAAGAGCAGCACATCAAGCTCAAGGCTCTCGCTGCGCACAATAACCGCAGCGCGACGAGACAGGCGACGCATCTCCTTACCCCAGTGCTGTCGTGATCTCCCTTTTTCCCCAGCAGCAGGAATCTGTTCGTGTCCTGTGTTCAGCAATTTCACGACATAATGCTGCGTTATGCGCTTCTGCTGTAGGAACGGGAAAGACCTACGTGGCTCTTGGGGTGTGTCAGCAACTACTGGCCTCCCCTCTCGTCATCTGCCCCAAAGCAGTCCTCGTTTCCTGGTCCCGGGCAGCCGAAGCCATGGCCGTGACACCCCGAGCCGTCATCAATTACGAGAAGATCAAGACGGGCAAGACCCCTTTTCTGGAGAAGATCGGCAAGACATTTCGGTGGAAGCTGCCTGCGGGCTCCCTCGTGATTTTCGATGAAGTCCATGTGTGCAAGGCACTAGCTTCGCAGAACGCAGCCATCCTAGCAGCAGCCAAGGCACAGGGACTGAGGGTACTCATGCTCTCTGCCACCCCGTTCCAAGACCCTTCCCAGATGAAGGCGATCGGGTACGCCCTGGGCCTCCACCGCTACCATGATTTCTACAAGTGGGCGCTCTCGCAAGGCTGCCGGATGAACAACTGGAAGCAGCTCGAGTTTCCAAAATCCGAGATGCCCCGGCTCGAAGCCCTAGCCAAAACCATCTATCCTGACAGAGGGCATTTTCTGACCCGCGAAGATCTGGGCGAGCACTTTGCAGAAGTCTCCATCGACTGGAGCCCTCTTGAATTCAGCGACAAGCACATCTCCGCCGCTTACGGAGAAGTGTCCGAGCAGCTGGAGAACCTCGCTGCCCGCATGGAGCAGGACGGGGACGAGCCTATTCAGTTAGTAGAGCTCCTCCGCGCCCGGCAGAAGGTTGAACTGCTCAAGATTCCCGTCACCCTTGACCTCATCGACGAGTACCTGGAGCAGGGATTCTCTGTCTTCGTGGCCCTGAACTTCAACGACAGCATCAATGCCGTCCTCTCGAAGTATCCTGACGCGGCCGTCGTGCGCGGGGGTCAGTCCCAGTGCGAAAGACAAGCAGCAATCGACGCCTTCCAGAACAACAAGGCCCGCATCTGTGTGGCCAATCTCGCTGCGGGAGGAGTCGGGATCTCCCTTCACGATACGTCAGGAACCCACCCCCGCGCCGCACTCATAAGCCCTTCGTTCTCAGCGATCGCGCTCAAGCAGACGTTAGGTCGCATCGACCGTGTAGGAGCCAAGTCCAACGTCATCCAGCGCATCCTCATCGCGGGAGGAACCATCGAAGAACGGATTTGTGCGATTTTGAGGCAAAAAATCGCAAAACTTCAGTTGACGATGACCGAAGGCGAGTCCATGACTGCCCCACACGAAACTCTGAAATCTGAAACCTTGAACATTGTAACCAAAACGGATGACTCCGATAACGGTCACGCGAAGTTCTCTCCTTCGCAGCTCAAATACTTCGCAAAGTGCCCGGGATACGGGCCAACCAATTCCGAAAATGAAGCCTCCATCGCCGGAACCCGCATCCATGACGCTCTTGAACGAGACGATGACAGTAAGCTCCAGTCCGAAGAGGAAGTATGGATGGCCGGACAATGCCGAATGGCCATCCTTGGTATTCTCGGTCGACATAATTTCAGAGCTTTCGACGACATACGCGAGGTGCGTCTTACGATTGCCGCGGGGGGATTCTCCACGTATGGGACGTGTGATCGTCTATTTCTTAGCGGATCCCACGCTGTAGCTGCCGACTACAAGACCGGGCGCGGCGCAATCGACGACGCTGAAGTAAACTGGCAAGCCTTCGCTTACACCGCCGGGGTCTTTCAGAAGTACCCGCAAGTCGAGACCGTTGACTTCTACTTCATCGTCCCCAAGCGCGAGGAAGTCAGTCACGCCAAGTTCACCCGCAGCGACCTCCCCCGTCTCCTGCGCAAGATCAACACCGTTCTACAGGCGGCTACGGAAGCCCATGCTTACTGGCGCAAGGGAGAGTTCCCTCCCCCGGACATGCTGAAGCAGGACGGAGCCATCTGCCGTTACTGCCGCTTCGCCGAGACGTGCCCCAAGAACCGCACACTGGCCCTGACCATCGCGTCCAAGTATGCTCCTGACATCGTCCTCCCTGCCGCAGTCCACGGCTCTGAGAATGATTCACCCGAAGAGATTGCCGCCATGCTCAAGATCATCCCGATCGTAGACGCCTGGGCTTCCGGCATCAAGAAAAAGGCCCGCATGATGGCGATCGAGCAGGGCCTCCAGCTCCCCGGGTATGAGCTGACGCTCCGCCAAGGCAAGCGTTCCATCACAGACCCCCTCGCAGCATTTGAAGCCGTCAAGGCCCACGGCGTTACCTACGAGAAGTTTATCGGAGCCATCAAGACGGTACCTGTTGGCGAGTACGAAGACCTCATCGGTTCCGTCGCTCCGAAAGGCAAAAAGTCCGCCCTCATTTCAGAAGTCATGTCCGACCTCTTTGCAGTCGGCGGCCTCAAGCAGGGAGAAGACTCCTACACACTTTCCGAGATCAAGTGATCCTCGGCATAACCAGAAAACACATAAACCCTAGAATCCAATATGTCCGACACCCCAACAGAATCCGGCGGCACGCCAATTGGCACAGTCGCTACTGCGTTCGTCCCTCATGAAGACGGCGGCACGCCCGTCTTCACCGTCGAGCACGATGTTCCAGCACCTCCTCCTGCCCGTTTTGGGAGTATTTCCGTCCTTACTGCGACCGCTCGCGGTACTCTTGAGACGCTGGACACAGGTTCGGCCGTCGTAGTTCCTGCTGCGGATGCTCACTGCTGGCTGAGGGCGGCCCGCAAGCTTGGGAAGAAGACCGCCAGCCGCGCGATCAAGGGCTCTGTTCCCCCTCAGACCCGGATCCATATTATCTGATTTTGCACACCCCTGACGAAGTTCATCTCTAACACAATAACTCACTACCTCTCTATATGGCCAAACTTGATCTCTCCGCTGTCACCGAAGTCGAAACCGATACCTCCGAACTCGTTACCTCCACGCCTCCGAACCTCAGCCTCGCGCCCCAGGCCTACAGCCCAGGCATCAGTGGCGACGTTACGTCCGATGACATCAAAGTCCCCCGGATCAACGTCGTCCAGAAGATGTCTGACGCTCTGATCGAGGCCGGGTTCGCTGCCGGGGAAGTCGTCTACGCCAAGGAAGTGCGCCTCCTCCCCCTGGGCGTGTCCGGCAAGGTGACCTTCCTGCACCTCCAGAAGCAGTTCCAGCAGAAGCTTCCCTACGGCTCCGACACGATGCCAATCGTCGTGAACACTGAAGCCGAGGTCCTGGAGCGCGGGGGTTCGCTCGACTACGACGGTGCCAATCCGTACCAGCCAATCGCGCACCTGACGTGCCTTGTGGAAGCGCCCGACAAACTCACTGACGACCAGGAGTCGTTCTTCCCGTTCGAGTTCGATGGGAAGTTCTACGCCCTCGCCAAGTGGACTGTCGCCAGCACAGCCTACAAGGATGTGGCTGTTCCGCTCCTGACGGCCGCCAAGTTCTTCCTCAAGAACGGGCTGCACAGCGTCAAGTGGGACCTATCCGTACGCAAAATGACCAAGGGATCCAATTCCTGGTACGCCCCCAAGATCGTGCAGGCTGGCAAAAACTCGCCCGAGTTCATGGAGTTTGTCAGCTCGTTCCTGGGCTGACCTTAGGGCAGAGTAACGACGTCCTCTGACCCGTTCTGACGTCGTGACACTCGGGAGAGACCGGGACCAATTTTCGGGCATCGGCCACCACTTCGACCCTGTAGGTCGAACAGTCACGGGATAAAACACAACCAAATAGACGTGGTTGGGAGGAGAGGAGCCTTCCTGTGACTGAGGGGCCGATGCCCGATTCCTTTTTCTCTGATTTGCTATACGATGAACACCTACGCACTCGACACCGAAACTTTCTACAGCAGCGAATGCTCGATCAAACCCCTTGGCCTTGACGGGTATGTCAGGCACCCTGACTTCGACTGCTACATGCTGACGATTGTGGGGGATGATGGTACCGTCTACGCGGGGCGACCCGAAGCATTCGACTGGTCCAAACTTGAAGGGCAGACAGTCCTCTCCCACAACGCGGCCTTTGATGAAGGAATCGTTAAGTGGCTCATCTCTCAGGGCAAAGTCCCTGCGTTCACCCCGGCCGCGTGGCACTGTACCGCTGACCTTGCAGCCTTTCTCGGGGTCCCGCGCTCGTTGCAGCAGGCATCCAAGCTCCTCCTCGGTATTGACGTCGACAAAGGAACGCGGGACGAGATGAAGGGGAAGCGATGGGAAGACATGCCCGAAGAGTTCCGCTCCGAGGTCCTTGCCTATGCCACGAAGGACTCGGATCTGTGTCTCAAGCTCTGGCAGGGCCACGGGCACAAGTGGCCCCAGAAGGAGCGCGACATTTCCGCCCTGACCCGGAGGTCCGCTGCCAGGGGTTTCTACGTCGACGTCGAGGGCGTGAAGGCGGATGACGACAAGCTCACTTCCCTGATGGGAGAGATTGAAGCCCGGATCCCGTGGGCTGGAGACGGGGCACTATTGTCCTTCGTGGAGTTCTGCCGGGCTGTACGCTCCGCAGGCCTGACACCTCCTGCTTCCCTCGACAAGAAGGACCCGGATACCGCCGCGTGGTGCGCCCAGCATCCTGAGATCACGTGGGTACAGGATATGCAGGACTACCGCTCCGCCAACGCCCTGAGGGAAAAGCTCCGCTCCATCCTGAGCCGGATCCGGGAGGATCAGACGATTGCCACCCCCCTCCTCTACTTCGGTGGGCACACGGGGCGCGACTCGGGAACCGGAGGAGTCAACTTCCAGAACTTGCCTCGCGGAGAGGTCCTCGGCGTCAACATCCGCAAGCACATGCGTCCCCGCCCAGGTCACGTGCTGATTGCTGCCGACTTGTCCTCCATCGAGCCACGGGCCCTCATGTTCCTGGCCCGGGACTTCGTGACGCTCGAAGCCGTGTCCAAGACCGACGACCTCTACGAAGGGCAGGCCCGCGCGTGGGGGCTGTACTCGGATCCCCGCCCACTCAAGCCAACCGATCCGGAACTTCGCCACAAGATCAAAGGCATGTCCATCGGTGCAGGGTATGGAATGTCCGCTAACAAGTTTGCGCTCGTCACCGGGCAGTCAAAAGCCGAAGCTGATAGCGTCATTGCCCTATTCCGCGCCAAGAACCCCAAGATCGTCCAGCTTTGGGGCAAGCTCGAGTCCGGGCTCAAGTCGAGCCAAGGAGGAGACTTCACTGTGACATTGCCGTCGGGCCGCCCCATACACTACCGGAGTGTCGTGTGGACACCGAATCCAGCAGCCACCAGGAACCCTGAATTGGATCACTTGGTGGCTAAGGCCTTTGACCCCAACGCGGCGAGGCCACCGCGCGGAACCCTCACATGCCTATTCAGTAAGCAGACGATGGTGCGCATGAAGGTATGGAAGGGGACCGTCGTTGAGAACATTACCCAAGCCTTCGCCCGTGACATCTTCATGGACAAGGTCCTGGCAATTGAGAAGGCAGGCTACCCAGTGGTCCTTCGGGTACACGACGAAGTCGTCTGCGAGGTACCAGAATTCCTTGCCGCCCAGGCCGAGAAGGATATCGCGGCAATCATGGCCGCTCCAGTTCCGTATGCGCCACAACTGCCACTTGCTTCTTCTGTGAAAGTAGCCCAGTCATATTACGACGCTAAGTGACGCGTCGTATTGCTGATGCCAGCCCGACCCCGTCCGAGGATAGAGACCCCCCGCCTCGTTGTACTCACGTACACCGGGGCCCTCTCAATCCCGGACACGAAGAGGCTGATCTGGGATCCCAGGGGCAAGAACAGCCCGCTCGACGAGTCCTGGCTCGTGATCCCCAAGCCGGAAGCCCCGGCCCCGACAGTCAAGTCGAATGATCCTCTTCTAGCTGATGCCCTGAGTATCGCGGGAAGCAACAAGGTCCAGCCACCTATCGCCCTTCGCCCGGGTGTTCGCCGCTACGGACGCCGCTTCCCTCCAGGTACCAATGACCTGACGATCGAGCTCCACTGTTTTCTCCATGGCGTGACGCAGGAGGATGGAGGCCTGGGGAAGTTCGGCCACTTCAAGAATGTGGTCGACATGATATGGAACCGCCCCGACTCGCCCAAGAAGTTCGTCTGGACCGACTGGGCAGAGGAGATGTTCCGCGCCGCCTGTGAGAACAAGTACCTGGCTGTGGCTGGCTGTGCGTCTTCGGGCAAGTCCCACAACTTCGCTGTCTGGGGGATTGTCAACTACATGGCGGCCCCGCAGCAGACGCTCGTCCTAGCCACTTCGACTACACTCCGGGAAGCCCGCGGCCGTATCTGGAAGTCGATTTCCTCCTACTGGGCGGCGGTGCCGGGGCTCCCTGGAAAAATGGTGGACTCCGTCGGCCGTATCCGCGGGATCCACGAGTCGGATCCTAACGAGTACTGGGATGGTACCGGAGTTCTCCTCGTGCCCTCTGAAAAGAAATCCGAGCGCGAAGCTGTTGGTAAGCTTGTCGGGATCAAGGCACCTCGCGTTATCCTGATCGCTGACGAGTTGCCCGAGCTGCCTGAGTCCCTGCTCCATGCCGCGTATTCCAACCTCTCAGCCAACGCGGGATTCCAGCTCATCGCCCTTGGGAACCCTGCATCGCACTTCGACGCGTTCGGTATCTTCTGCGAGCCTAAGGAAGGGTGGGGTACGGTATCTGAAGCCGACTACGAGTGGGAGACACGGAAGGGCAAGTGCATCCGATTCAATGCCGAGCTTGGAAAGAACTACCAGCTCGGCCGCCAGGTGTATCCCTTCCTCCAGTCGAAAGAAACCATTGACGACATCAGGGAGATGTACGGAGAGCGCAGCCTCCCCTACTATCGAATGGTCCGTGCCTTCTGGGCTCCAGTCGGCACGACCAACGGGATCTACGTCGAGGCTGATATCATCCGCGGCCCAGCGTCTCAGCGTGCGATTTTTACTGGGCCCACAACGCGCGTAGCCGGGCTTGACCCCTCCTTCACCGCTGGAGGTGATAGGACGATTGCCTACTTCGGCACGATCGGCCCCTGCGACGGTAGGACTGTATTGCAGCTCGACGAGTGGGTGGCGATCAAGGAAGATGCTTTCTCCAAGGAGATCCCACGCAGCCAGCAGATTGCCCGCTCGTTCATTGCCGAGTGCCGTAAGCGTGGAATCCTGCCACACTGCGCAGGGCTCGATGCGACGGGCGGCGGTGGTCCTTTTGCCGACATGCTGGCAGTCGAGTGGGGGACGTCTTCGTTCTTCCGCGTGAACTTCGGTGGTGCTGCGACCATGCGCAGGATGTCGGCCATCGACGAAGGCCCGGCCAAGGACCGCTACACCAATCGGATGTCTGAGATCTGGCACGTGGGCAAAGAGCTCATCCGATCGGGGCAGCTGCGAAACATTGGCCCTGACCTGGCCCGCGAGATGGTCGGACGAACCTACGAGACGACCAAGTCCGGCGGGGTCAAGATCAAAGTCGAGTCCAAGACGGACTACAGGTCGCGGACGGGGCATAGCCCGGACATCGCAGACGCCGCGTTTGTTCTCATCGACCTTTGCCGGGAACGCTTTGGCCTGTCCGGGAACGAGCGATTCGAGGTCAACAAGACCCGGCACAAGGCTTTCAAGGAGCAGATGATGCAGTGGGATTCCGTGTACTGGACAGAGCGAGACTTGATCGCCTGACGTAGCGCGCCTTGCATTATTTTGCGTCAAGCAGTAATTTACCCAGATGGACCAGCTCAACAACTTCTCCGACCTGCCTCTGGCAAACCTTCCCGAGACGGGGGCTCCGCCAGTGTCCCGGCTCAACTCGGTGAAAGTGGCAACCGAAATCTACTCGGCACTGCGAAAAGGAGACGAGCCCAACGCAATCAACCGAGCCCGGGTTCAGGCAGCTATCGACGGGGCTTCGCCCTTCGATGAGCGCCAGCTCCGTGCGACTGGACAGGCTTTCCGATGCAACCTCAACTTCGGACAGGGAGAAGCTTTCCTCGAGTCCGCGATGGCAGCGTACATTGATCTTACAGCGTCCGTCGAGCACCTTCTGCGCGTAGAGACAACTGTAGGGGAACTCGAACAACGCAACGAGTGGAGCGGCGTCATTTCTGAAGAGATCTCCCGTGCCCTGCGCCTCTGGCCTGACTTCAATCCCCGGTTCCTGAACCTTGCACGCAACTTCGTGCTGCATGGAGTCGGGATCTCCTACTTCCGTGACGAGTGGGATTGGCGCTTCAATTCGACAGGCCTCGATGGTATCTTCGTTCCCAGGCAGACTAGCACTTCTGAGGAGGAGCTGGAAGTCGCTTGTGCCTTCAAGACGCTGCACGTTCACGAGCTGTACGACTTCATCAGAGACCCGCAGATCGCAGCCGATCTAGGATGGAACCCTGACCAGGTACGCAAAGCCATCCTCAAAGCCCAGAGCTACAATCCTGATAACGAAATGGACTGGCAGAAGGTCCAGGCGGAGCTCAAGAACAACGACCTCTACAGCGTAGCCAAGTCGGCGACCGTCCAGCTCATTCACCTCTGGGTACGTGAGTTCTCCGGCAAGGTTTCCCACTTTATCAGCCTCGAGGATGGCAGCAACGACGACTTCCTGTACAAGCGCGTTGACCGCTACGACAGCATGTCTCAGGCCTTCGTGTTCTTCCCCTACGGGAACGGGACGAACGGGACGCTGCACTCCATTCGCGGGCTGGGGTACAAGATCTACCCGCACCTTCAGATTTCCAATCGGTTGAGGAGCCAGATGGTCGACGGGGCGATGCTGTCCTCGTCCATGATCATCCAGCCTGAGAGTGAGGCTGCGCTGGATAGTCTTGCGTTCAACTACATGGGGCACTTCGCCGTGATGAGCCCTAACGTCAAGTTCATCGACCGCCCGATCCCGAATATGTCGACGGCCGCCATGCCCGTCCTCCAGGACCTGACGGACACGATGAACTCCCGCGTGGGACAGTACAGCGCCTCCTCTGTCCTTGGGTCCAATTCTGAAAAGACTCGGTTTGAGGTTGCCGCTAGGCTCGACGCGGCCTCCAAGCTCAACGTCACTTCCCTGACCCTGTTCTACTCCCCGTGGGACCGATTGCTGCGTGAAGTCGTGCGCCGGATGGTGCGCCCCGGGTACACGGCTGACATGCCGGGCGGAGCCCTCGTCGCCGACATTGTAGCGCGGCTTGAAGAACGGGGAGTCCCTGCCGACGCTTTCTACGCCGTCGATTGGCGCAAAACGCGGGCTGTCCGCGCCGTGGGTGCCGGATCCCAGGCCCAGCGTACTGTCTTCCTTCAGCAGATCACGGAGCTGTCCAGTGGGTTCGATCCTCTTGGACGCAGGCGGCTCATCCGGGACCAGGTGGCGGCTCTTGTTGGCTACGACCAGGCCGACCGCTACATTCCTGCTGACGACACTCCACGTACGCCTGTCGACGCCAAGCTGGCTGAACTCGAGAACAACCAGCTTATCCAGGGCAACGAGGTCTCTGTCCAGCCCAATGAGATGCACCTCGTGCACCTCGACGTCCACATTCCCAAGATGGACGAGCTGGTCGCGGCCGTCGAACAGGGACAGATGGCGTTGGAAGAAGCCACGCCGATGGTCCTGCAGATCTACTCCCATGCGACCCAGCACCTCGAAATGGTGCAGTCGGATATCGTTGCCGAAGAGATCGTTTCTGCCTACCGCAATCGCCTCAAGGGTTTCAACGAGATCCTCACCAACGGCACCCGGCGCATCGAGAAGTTGCGCAGGGAGCAGGAGAAGGCCGCAGCCGAGGAGGAAGCCCAGGCTGCCCAACAAGGCGGAAATTCGGTCCAAAACCCTCAACTAACACCAGAAATGCAGGAAAAACTGGTTGAACACCGTTTGAAACTGCAGATGATGTCCGAGGAGAACGAGCTCAAGCTTGCCCAGAAGCAGGCGGAGTTCGCTCAGAAGATGAGGCTCGCTGACGCCCAGAAGGCGATCGAGCTTCGCGACTTCCTCAAATGACCACCACTGAATGGAAAAAATCCGGGCATCTGCGCGCCGCGTGGACCCAGTTCAAGCTCAATCCTGCGTTCGCTGCCGGGCTCGCTGTAGCCCGGCACCTGAACCGTCCTTCCCTCATCGTGGGGGAGGATACGCACGTCACTGCTTCGCGCCACGCTTTTCAGGCTGGCTTTGAGGCAGCTCTCCGTGCCATTGAGCGCCTCGACACCCTGCAGACCAACACCTCCCAGTCTGAAGTGCTCCCTGAATGGGATCATGTGCAGCCAGCAACAACCCCTATTGACTAACCTTCCTTATGACCGACGACTCACTCAATCCCCTCGAGCGGGCATTCATGTCCGCCTCCAATACCCCGCCTCCCGTCGACGCTACGCCTGAGACGGTGACGGCTCCAGAGATGACCCCGTTCGAGGCTCTGGCTGCCAAGTACAAGGAGATCCCTGACGCTGATCCGCCCACTTCCGCGGCCCCAGAAACTCCTGTAACTGACGACAAGTTCCCTGACGCCGAGTCCCTGGGCGAGACGCTCAAGACCCCTGAGGCAAAAGCCAAGTGGAATGAACTCCGCAGCGAGAAGAAGGCCTTCGAGACTAAGGTCAAGGAGTACGAGGCCAAGGTTGCCGAGTACGAGACTAAGCTCGCCGAGGCCTCCAAGCTGACTGTCAGCACCGAGCTCGAGAACAAGGTCAAGGGCTACGAGGAGCAGGTTCAGAAGTACGAGCAGGAGCTCGCAATCTCGCGTGTCGAAGCCACGAAGGAGTACAAGGAGCTGGTGTCGTCTCCGACGGAAGCCATCATGAGCGCGGCCGAGTCCCTGGCCAAGCACTACAAGATCGACGAGCAGAAGCTTGCCGACGCCCTGATTGAAGGGAACACGACTCGCCAGAACTCCTTGCTCGAAGATCTCATGGACGGCATGAGCGAGCGCGACCGCTCCCGTCTGTACCGCCTTGCCGACGACATGGGCATGGTCGTCGCCAAAGATGCCGAGCTCCGTGAACGCGCCTCTACTGCGTGGGAGGAAGCCCAGTCCCGCATGCAAGCCGAGACTGAAGCCGGGGAGCGCAACCGCCTTATGACCCTCAAGAACGCGACGGAGAAAGTGTTCGAGTTGTTCGGAAGCAAGAAACTCGATGCCTACGGTGTGGATCTGAAGGCCGTGAAGGAGGCAGCTCTGTCCTCCGACATCGATCGGGCAGCCCCTGAAGTTCGAGCCTACGCCTCGGCTGCGGGCAACATGCTTCCCAACGTCCTCAAAGCACTTGCCGACAAGGAGGCCAGGATCAAGTCTCTCGAAGAGACGGTGGCCAAGTACAATAGGGCTACCCCCGGGGCTTCGGCAGGATCCGCCGCAGGCTCGACCGAGGGATCCACAAATCCGGTTGCCAAGTTCCTGTTCGGCGGAGCCTAAGCTGCCCCGCACCCATCCCGACCCACTTACCTGCAATAGGTAAGTGGGTTTTTTCATTTTTGCGGGTTGCACGTATTCTGTGTTGTGGGAGACTACCTGCGAGTACTGGCGCTTCTTCACCAGCCAACACCAAGAGCTACCATACCCGCCTGGCTCTAGCGGGACCTGAGTAGAGAAGGAGGCCCTCACAAGGCGTCCTTTCCTTGTTTGTTCGATCCGGCAGTAACCTTTTCTTAATTTGCTCCGCGCTGCCCGGGGCAAGCATCCCACACGCAAGCACTATGCCCACCAGTCAAACCGTTGGTTCTCAGACTCTCGAGAGCTTTCTCGTAGAGGCCTCTACCATGATCAGTTCGGACATCTATCGGCGCTCCGTCGATACGTCCGTCTGGCTCAAACTCATTCAGCAGGAAGCCTGGCCAGAAGGCATGGGCGACACCATCTCCGTGCTGACCTACGAGCGTACTCTCCCTACTACCAACAACGTGTGGTCCACGCTGTCGGTTGATGTGGCGGGTGGTGCGTCTACTGCGTTCGTCCCTCAGGCGACCCGAATCGAAGTCGCTCAAACGCTTCGTTCCTACGGGCTCCAGAAGACTGCGGTCGAATCCATGAACATCCTCATGGAAGACGCGCTGTTCTCCTTCCGGATGCAGGAGCAGCTGAAGTCCATCTACGACAACCTCGTAGACAACGTAGCCTATCTCTGGCAGAAGCGCTACCGTGACGAGTACCGCCGTCTCTGCGGGCACAAAGTCATCGCGGCGTACACCAACTCAGGTATCCTCTGGGATACGGCGGGTGCTGACTATCCTACGGATATCCTTGCCACGACTGGCTCAGGCGGGGTCAACCTGGCTACCCGGGCGAACGAAAACATCGGTACCCTGACTCAAGGTCTGCTCAACGTGCTTTACCTCCAGCTCATTCGTGAGGGCGGCGGGAACAAGCCGATGGGTCGTGAGAATGGTCGGCCGATCTTCACCCTCGTCTGCAGCCCTGAAGCCAGCGACGGGCTTATCCGGCTCAATGCAGGTACCCGGGACGACTTCCGGTACAGCTCCAGCGTCAACGAACTCCTCAAGCCTCTCGGCGTCGAGCGTTCGTTCCGCGGGTTCTACCACCTGAATGACGTTCAGGTTCCCCGGTACAACCTGGTGCTTGCCGCGCCGACGATCACTACCTTGCGTGTTGATTCGTTTGATGCAGTGTCTCGGACTGGGGTGATCACCACTACGGGTACCGCTTCCCTTGACTACCTTGTTCCTGGGCAGAAGTTCAACGTCACGACCGCCACGGCTAACCAAGGGGGGTTGGTTACTAAGGGGGTTATTCTGTCGAAATCCGGAGCTCAGGGGGCGGGGACTTTTACGTTCTTTGCTGAATCGGCCACAGCTGCCTCTGGCGCGGGCACGGCTCCGACCTGGGTTACACTGGACCGGGACTTCACCACGACCATGACTAAGGGCTTCACGGAAGTTCCCTTCTACGTGCCTGACAGCTCCCACACCCCGGGGCCGTTTGCTACGGGCCAGGGTGGCTCGAACCGCAAGCGCGGTATCGTGAACCCAGAGTACTCTGCGGCCACGTACGAGGAAGCGTTCATCCTGCACCCCGACGTTATGAAGTCGCTGATCCCACGGCCTCCGACCAGCCCAGGGGGCAACACGAAGTTCGACCCGGTGTCCTACCGCGGCGACTATCGCTTCCTGAATATCCCTGACCGTACCATCAACCCAGATGGTAACTACGGGTTCTTCCGCGGGGTGCTGGCTTCGGGGTCCAAACCGGGCCGCCCTGAGTTCGGTTACTCCATCATGTTCCAACGCGCTGACATGGCGGGCGTGTTCCAGCGTCCTTCGGCGGCCCTTGTTGCTGCGTCGAGCGGCCTGGTGGAAACGCTGGGTGCTGCGGTTACTGGCGACGCTCAGGCCTAATCCTCCTGATATGCGAAACCCCCGGGGAGCTAAGTCTCTCCGGGGGTTTTTCGTTTACTCGTCGAAGTAGATTTTGGGTACCCGCCATTTTCTGCGCTTCTTCCTCTGCTTGACCTTGCCCGCCTCTTCGGCCCGCTTTAGCCGGGCCTTCCGGATCCGTTCATCATTAGCCGCGACCATGGAAGCCAGAACCTCATAGTCCCGAGGGCACGTCAGATTTGTGTTATGGAGGATGAAGTTCCTCAGAGCCGCGATCTGGTGGATTTTGTGCTGGGACCGCTTCCGCTGCATGAGCTGGACGTAGCGTCCTGTAGCCACGTGGAGGATGTGCGGGTGACCCCATGCCAGGAGCCGGGCACTTAGATCCCGTAAGGAGCGAATCCCTGTCCTATTGCTCTTTGCCCCAGGTCTGACGCCGCAGACCTTCATGGCTGTCTCCCAAGGCAACGCTTCCCCGTTTCTTCGCGCGAGCATCTCAAGCAGTGACCACTGTGGCACCGTGGTGGGCACAGCATGCCCGTCGATGAGGACCCTCCTTGTGTCGTACTCCAGCGTCAGGAACTTGTACTTGTAGACGTTCGTGCTCCGCCCCATCCACCGACGCATGCTTGCCTTCACTCTGGCCACGAGCTCTGCTAAGGAAAAGGGTTTCGTCATCGCGTCATCAGCCCCCTGACCCAGCCACCGGATCCTTGCAGCCATTCCCTCCACGGTAGTAACGATGACGGCGGTTTCGCGCTCTCTGAGTATCCTCTGAAGGTACTCCGTCGTATCACAGCTATCGAGCTCAGCGTCCAGAATCACGGCTCCGAAAGTGGAGTCCGCAAACGCTTGTTCCGCCGACGGGGCGTTGGGTGCCCATGAGAGTTTGAGCCCTGCGGCCAGCGCCACCTTCTGGAGTTCCTCCGCAAGGTGGGAGTTGTCGTCAATCAGCAGAATGTTCATTGCCCGTGATCCCGTATTCAAATTCCAGAATGAGGTCAATGTAATGCCGCGCTTTCTTCAGGTCTTCGGCTCCGTTCTTGTGTCTGTGGCGGGTCACGTATTTGATGACGTTGCCTTCGGCAAACTGGAGCTTGTTACGGAAGGCGTACTCGGTCGGCATAATCCCGCCCTTCTTGTAGTGGTCGCCCCCGATTTGGATCTCTGATGCTTTTTGCTGCATGCATGGTCTATCGCCCGAAGGTAGCTCCTTGTCAATCTCCAGCATGCATGTAGTCTGTGGAAGTTATGAGCCGTCCCCGTGACTACAAGCAGGAATACGCAGACTACCATGGCACGCCTGAGCAGGTAGCCCGGCGCTCTGCCCGGAACAAGGCTCGCCGGATCATGCAGAAGCGTTACGGCAAAGAGGCACTGCGCGGCAAAGACGTCGACCACAAGTCTTTCAACGCAAACGATAACTCGGCCGGGAACATCAGGCTGATGGACTGGCGCAAGAACCGCAGTCGTCAGCCCAAGCGATCCTAAGCAAGATGCCTATCAATCCCGCTCCATCCGTTCGTCAGGTAGCCCTGAGGCCTACGCCCAAGGTCTCGGATCTGCTGTTCTATGAGCTCAAGGATTCACGTCTTGCCGCGTACAATTCTCCTCCTGCGTACGGGACCAGTCACCCTGACATCAACAAGTACCCGAACCACAAGCTTGTCTTCGTGGAGCCCGCGGATGACTCGGGGTGGTTCAAGTGGTGGTACGCGGCGGATCGCGAATCCCAGGACGATTACAACTACGCAGTCACGTACCCATACGCAGGCGACGAAGCGTTCCCCCGCTACACCAGAACGTACGTCATCCCCCGCGCCGACTACTCCCCGCTCGTCATGGGAGCGGCCGATCCCGTCCACGATGACGCTATTCTAGTGGGCCAGTTGATGAAGCCCATGGAAGGGCAGATCGGATCCCTGTACGTCGAAGTCACCCGTGTGTACGATGTGATCCCGGGCCAGGGCGACGGGGAAGGGCTCGGGGCATCACAGGCGGGTGGAGGATACGTTGTCGAGCGGCCTCTGGGAACACTGGCCTTCCTCAAGCTCACGTGGACGATTTCTCTGCCCAAAGCTATTGCCGAAGATGCGGCTGCCGATGGGCGCGCGGACTACCGTGCCTGCCCCATCACGGGATACACAGATCTCACTCTCCTCGACGAAACGATCACGAGCGAGTCCGACCAGGATTCCGTACGCACTGTCCGCCGCATCTACATGAAGCAGCAGACGTCTCCGAAGATCGACAAAGAGCGCCTGACGAGGAATCTCGAACCCCCTGACAAGTTTACCACGTTCCTTGAGCGCAAGACGAGTGAGACCTTTGTCACTGCAGCTACTGTGGATAATCCCGACTCGTGGAACGGCGCAGGATCCTTCTCGTCAGTCCAGTCCGTAGTGGCTATGTCGACGATGCTCCAGGGCAAGAAACAGACGATCGAGATCAGCTTCTCCACGACTCCTTTGACTCAAAAGGTGTGGGACGATAACCTTGGAACCCATGTAGACGTGACTCAAACATCCGTCCGTACGTCAGAGCTGACTGCGTGGCTCGCGGACTCGGCCAACATTGTAGCGGCTACGGACTTCTACGAGACGACGCCCTACAACTCGGAGTGGACGATTGTTATCAGGACAAGAATGCCCGTGGGCGCGTTGACCGACCCCTCTGCCTCTTCCCCCACGAAGACAGGGCACGTCCTCGACTACTACACGACGCGCCCCTTCGCATGGCCTCGGGTTCTGGTTTCCCGGACAGTTACGTCGGTGTCGCTCAAAGACCGAGCGGGCAACACGGCTCAGACTAACGTGACGTGGACTCCTGTGTATAAAGATGCATGGTCGGGCATCTGCCGTGCGCGTGTACTTCGTTGGTGGCAGAAAAATGTCTTTGCTGACACGGTGCAGCCAATCCAGGCATTGACCCCGACGGCCGTCGATATTGACTGGCCAGTAGGCTCTGTGACCATTCTCCCCTGCCTCCACGGCGACCTGACATTCTCCGGGACGACGGGAACGGATAATCCTGCCTACACTTACGCCGTGTTCAGTGAGACAGTTCTAGCTACCCGGCTCAAGAACTCCACCTCTGATGTCGAAGCCGCCGACTGGCCCACCAAAGTCATCGCTGACTTTTCCCTGGAACCGTACCGGGGAGGATACCTCTGCACCCGGATCGATGTCTTCAAACCCTACTAAGCCCGATGCCTGACGAAGATTTCGAGCTCCCTGAAGCCCCTGCTTCGCCCCAGGTTCCTCTGCCCACTGTAGTCGTTGCCGGGAACGGGCTGAAGGCGATCCAGTCCGCGCAAGGATCCATCCTGGCTGTGGATGAGCACCGTCCCATGCGCCGCAAGGTCCCTCAAGTCCTCACCGACTTCGGGTCCTTCAAGCCGTGGCTCACTGTTTCGCGTCAGGGTACGACACAAGTCACCGTGACCGCTGGAAAAGTGTCGTCCGTAGAATTCGCCAGTCCGGACCCCAACAACCTGGCTCCTTCCAAAGTCAATGTTCTGTTGGACGCTGAACCATCTGGAGCATTCACGATATCGGCAGCCAGTACGGTGTACCTTGTGCTCACGTACGCGACGATCAATCTCACGAGCACCGGAGGCCTGTCGGGGGCAACAACGACCACTGTACGCGGGGGTCTTGGTGGTAAGGGTGGCCGCGGGGGTTACGGTGGCGGTGGTGGTGGGGGCGGTAAAGGCGGTGGCGGGGGAGGCGGTGCTGCGGCAGGCAGTGCTGGCGGAGGAGGAAGTGATGGAGGCAGCCCGACTGGCGGAGCAGGGGGGTCGACGGGAGGCATTGGCGGACCTGGAGGCGGGGGAGGTGCAGCCCTGGCGGGCGGAGACGGCGGCGGGGGTGGCGCTGGGGGCGCAGGCACTATTGGGGACTATGGCGACGACGCTCCAGAGTATGGGGACCCCGGGGGCCCGACCGAAGAAGATGTCACCGTATACTCTACAGTCTCACTCAAGATCCGAATCCGCTACTGCGACAACGCGAGCATAGCTGTCTACACCGCAGCCTCTCCTCCCACAGACACGGCCACGACGGCATACATCCCGATCGCCGACGTTTCTATCGTTGGAGGCCTGCCCAGCATCAATCAGCACTGGACGGGGATCTACACGGCTCCTCACTTCATCATGACGTATATCTGAGCCTTGCACGCACCTGATCCTGTTGTAACCTCACTCACCGCAGAATGGCAAACGAACGACCACTCACTCTGGCTGACTGCCGCAGGCTTCTTGCAGACTTTGCTCTGCCGGACAAGTTCGATTCTGCCCTGAACCAGTGTATCGAGCGAATCTATTCCGAAGGACAGTGGCCGGGGAGCAAGGTCGAGGTGGACCTGACCTCCTACGTCGAGGACTACACCATCACTCTGCCCTACGAGTACGAGACTCTGATGGCCTGCAACTGGAACAGGTCTTCGATTCCTATCACAGACATCAATGCCGAGTACGTGCCCAGCGGAGCAGGAACCCAGACGGCGGGAGAAGGTGCCGGGTGCATCGTCGACCTGGGCCTCATGCCCACGGCCGACGACGGAGATTACACGGTCTACCTCCACAAGTACAAACTTGCATTCCAGTATACAACTGGCCAGGCCCTGACGGGCCTCGTGCGCCGCCGTTTCCTGTACCTGACGGA